TGCGGCTGCTTCACCACCCAGGTCATCGATACCGAGGGTGAGGGTTCCGGATTTGAATTCCTTGACGATCTCACTCGGCCCGTCATCGGCATACAGGATCGCTTCAGCAACCTCAACACTCAGTTCTGCGGAGATCGCTTTGGCCAGCGGTTTGGGTTTGGCGTAGGTCTCCTCACCCGTATCGGGGTTTTCGGTGATGGTGGCGTAGTAGAGCTTGTCCAAACCAATAGTCGCCATGAGTAATGCTCCTTCATGTGTAGGTGTGGTGGGTTGCGACGTCTATCGCGTAATGGTGGAATCCGGTATCCGCTTCGAAGCCGACATAGCTGCGGGCAGTGATCGTCAGTCCAGTGTCGAGCAGGGCGCGGGTGATGCGGTTGCGCAGGTCGAGATAGTTGCTGCGAGTGAAGAGTGCGAGGCGAACTTCCTCAACCTCTATACTGGGTTGGTTATCGGCGAACACGTCGAACATGTCTGTCAGCGGGGTTGCCACCAGATACGTATCTGGTGCTGGCGTTGCCGTATAGAGACCGACTTCGAACGGCATCCCGAGCTTGTCAGCGATGTTCGTGAGTTGTTCGAGGAGTGCGGTCATGGTTTAACCTGCTCAATCCGCGTGGTGAGCGCCGCCTTCATGGCTTCGATTGCACCACGCCGGGTTTGCGACCTAGTGGGTGCAAGGAACGGGCGTGCGGGCTGGTTGGAGCGTCCGTGTTCGAGGACGTTGGCGATCAACGCATTCGCTCTGCCGTCTCGGCGGTTCTCAGCGAAGCCGACCTTAATGTTGTGATCACCTTTCGCGTTCACCTTCACCGAGCTTGTGCCCAACGCTGCGAGTAGTTGTCCTGTTGACCGCGAGGGATTCTTGGTGGAGCGTCCGATCGCGCTCGTGAGGTTTGCTCGCATGCGCGGCTCCACCACCGCGGCTCCCGCCTCCAACACTTCATCCGCCAAGGTTTCGAGCACGCAGCTGGCAGCGTCAAGGGAATCAATGAACGCGTTGGGCAGGCGGATCTGCACTCTAGCCATGGGCCTCTCCTTCGGGCGTGGTCTGGTGGGCAAGAATCTCCACGTAACGGCCGATCAACTCGACGGCGTCAATCACATACCGCCCGTCTGAGCCGCTGATCTGCATATTCGTGGTCACGGACAGTCCGGGAAAAGATCTGATGCGGAAGAGGACATCGGCCTGTGAGTACGCGGCGCGGTTCACCCACGCTCCGCTGGCGTGCCGAACCTCGATTTGCGCCCGCACTGTTGCTCGTACTTCGTCGCGTGTGGTGGTGAACCCCGCCTTATCGCGGATAACCGTTGGCTGTATAAGGTCGATGATGGTGGTCATGGATCCAAGAGATGCCATCGGTCTACACCTTCCAATCCCTATCTAGGCGTAGCAGGTTGTTGACGGCGTTCCATACCGCCCGCGCCGCATCTGGCTTATCGGACCAGAATCCTGCCGTGGAACCATCACGCGACTCGTAGAAATGAGAAGCGAGCATCACGATGCCCTGCCTGGTTGCCCCAGACATCTCGTGTGTTTCGTAGTGGTTTTCGGGCAAGTGTTGGAAGGAGCAGGCGTAGGAGGTGACCGCATTGATCAGCGCGCCGATCAGCTTGTCGTCATCGTTGAAAGTGATGAGCAGGTTCGCTTTCACCTGATCGATAAGCTCTGTTGTGGTCATTGCGGCCACCTCCTCTCCATGTGCGGGGTTTGTTATGCTCCGGCCTTTTGGGTGAGCAGCTTCACGGCCTCGGGTAGGACGAGTTTGCCGTCCAGTCGCTGCGAGGCTAGGAAGCCGACCTGTCCGGTGGTGACGAACAGTTCGTTGAGGCGTTTGAAGGATCGGCCTTGTCGGTCGGCGATCCAGTAATACGACAAGTCACCGAAAGCCACCGTCGAGGCACCAGCCTTGATTTCAGGCACGAAGGTGCTCGTGTGGACTGGGCGGCCAAGGACAAGGTCTGGGGTTCCTGCTGTCAGGGCGGGTTGCCACAGATATTGGCCGTTGCCGTCCTTGAGCTTGCGGATGGTTTTCACGGTGGAGTCGTTCATCAGCCACACCGCGTTTTTACGATACGGAGCACGCAAACCGTAGTGCAGGTCGATGAGCTCATCAGCGGTAATGTCGCTCGCCTTGCCCGTGGTCACAGCCTTCTCACCGCCCCCGGTCGCTGCGAAGATGCCGGTGGGCTTACCTTTTCCGTCCCCGGTGAGGAAGGCTTCTTCTTCGGCCGCTCCGATACGGCGAGCAAACTCCGCCGCCAGGTACTGCTCGACATTAAACGCGGCGTCGTTGAGCAGCTCCTCGCTGATTTTGAGGAAGGTGCCGAGCTTAAACGCCGACAGCGTGACCTGCGTGAAGGCCTCATCCGACTCGGTATAGGGTTTACCTTCATCGAGCCACCCGGCAGTGCCATGCGTGGAAACGACCGGGATCTTGCGATCCCCTGAAGTGGTTTGAATGACCTTCGCCAAGGAGCGCATGATGTTCTGATCTTCCAGTGAGGAGATCAGGGTGCGTTCAAACTCGTCCGGCACCAGATAGCCGCCCTCAGTATCGACGCCTTCAGACAGTGCGTTGCGGACTTCCATCGGAGAAGCGTTGAGCCGCATCGCGTCCCAAAACGCCCGTTTGTACGAGGCGGTCGCGCGCGGTGCAGTCGGCTTGGCTTCATCATCAGGATCCATGCCGGGCATGGAGGTGAGCGGCGTGTTGGTTGCCTTGGCGAGGTCGGCGTCGCGGCGCAGTGCTCGTTCGGAGCGGGCGATCTCATTGGTGAGACGATCGATCTCGGCTTCCATCTTCGCATACTGCGCATCATCTTCAGCAGACAGACAGCCAGTTGTGGTGTCGCGGCGCTCGTCAAGGAAAGCCTTCGCGCGCTCCCAAACATCTGCGCGCTTGGTGCGAAGGTCAGAAACAGTCATAGAGGTTGTCATAAGTGTTGGTCCTTTCAGTGGGGTTGATTGACTAGTTCGGCGTACAAATCACAAACCCGCCGACCAACAGGCACGGCGGGTTGAATGGCGGGGCGTGGTGGTCGCACCAGCTTCGACGGCGGAGATGTGGCGGTCAGATGTGCGACGAGCTTTTGTTCGGATGCGCGGCGGGAGAACACCACACCAAGATCCGCGTTCTTGGGCGGGAACGGAGGGTGCTTCGGATCTTCATCCTCGTCGTCTTCGTCGGGTTCGTCTGGTGACTCGGCCTCGTCCTCATCGTCATCCGGCTCGTTGTCCGGCTCAATCGCAAACATTGGGTCGCGTTGGTTGGTGAGGAGTTCGTCGGCGAAACCCATGTCGATCGCAGCCCGCGCATCCATCCACGTCTCAGCGTCCATGAGCTTGGACAGCTTCGCCCGACTCATGCCCGTCTTTTCCTGATATGCATTCAGGATTGATTCTTTGACCGAATCAAGCATCGACATGGCGCGTGCGAGTTCGTCCTTATCGCCGACCGCCATGGTGGCCGGGTTATGAATCATCAACATCGACACCGGCGACATGGCAACAGTGGATGCGGCCATTGCGATCACGGACGCGGCCGATGCGGCGATCCCGTCGATATTGACGGTCACGTGGCTTGGGTAGTCGATGAGCATGTTGTAGATCTGCGCCGCAGCCACCACATCACCACCCGGGCTGTTGAGCCAGATCGTCACCGGCCCCGACCCAGCGTTCAACTCGCTGGCGAAGATGCTGGGTGTGATGTCGTCATCGAACCAGGATTCTTCAGCGATCGTGCCGCTAATGCGCAAAACCCGGACTGCATCTGCGTCCGGGTCAGTTGATGGCTCTGGTGTGAGCCAGTTCCAAAAACGTCTCATATCCTCCTCCTTACAGAAGATTCACTCATAGGTTCCTCAGCCGGTTCAGGCTCCGATTCAGACCCGGTTGTCTGCGCGTATGCACCTGCGAGACTGAGCGGGAGCATGTTCCCGTTGACGAGGTAGAGGTCGCCGCCAGCCTCGGGACTGATGCGATCGAGGTTTTCTAGTTCGCGGATATCGTTGGCGCTCATCCAGCCGTTTTGCCTTGCCACCGCATAACCATTCATTCGGGATTCGTAATCCCCACGTAGCAAGCCTTCGAGGTTGAACTTCACATACACGCCAGGTTTTTCACGCGAGCTGAGGAGTGTTTTGGTGATGGCCTGTTCCCACCGGATCACCCACGGGTCCAACGTGTACTTCACAAACTCCAACGACTGCTGCTCAATATTGGAAAACGAGGATTTTTCGAGGTCGCCGATCATGTGCGGGGGTATGCGGAAGATTCGAGCAATTTCGTTGATCTGAAACTTCCTCGTTTCAAGGAATTGAGCTTGTTCTGGGCTGACGGAGATGGGCGTGTATTTCATGCCCTCTTCCAACACGGCGATCTTGTTGCCGTTCCGGGCTCCGCCGAACGTGGACTGCCAGGACTCCCTAACGCGCGCGGGGTCTTTGATCGTTCCCGGATGCTCCAACACACCACCAGGTGCAGCACCGTTAGCAAAAAACGATGCGCCGTAGTCTTCTGTTGCTTGGGCGAGGCCGATGGCATTCTTTGCCATCGCAATCGGGCTATAACCAACCAGCCCGTCAAAGCCCAACCCTGGAATGTGCAGCACCTCGCGCGCCGAGAGTCGCACCGTGTCGAAGCGTCCAGCTGGTTCGTCCCAGGTGCGCTGATACTCGTAATAGAGTCGCCCAGCCTCGTCGCGCCCCACCATCATCCGGTTCGGCATCAACGGATACAAACCAATCACTTCATCTTTACCGTTGCGCAGCACTTGGGCGAACGCATTACCCCAAAGAAGCAAATGCGTCATCAGAGTTTCCCTAAAGACAAAGGATGTCATTTCAGGGTTCGGCTCATCATGCAACAGCCGGTATAAGGGATGGTCGAGCGCCTTCACCTTCGCCCCATCACTGCTCTGCTGGTAAACATGCAACGGCAGACCCGCGATAGCTTCAGCCAAAATCCGCACGCATGAGTAGACGGCGGTCATTTGCATCGCGCTGCGTTCTGTCACCGGACGGCCAGAGCTCGTTGCCCCGAAGAAAAAGCTGTAGCCAGAGCTGATCGCGTGATCGTCAGCGGAGCGGGTGGTGTCGCCACGCAGCCAATTCAGAAAACTCATGCGGTGTCCTTTCACATGTAGAATTGGAATATGAAAGCGCCCTCAAAACAGTCGTGGGCACTGATGAGTGTCCTGCTAGCGGCATTTTGGTTGTTGCCGCTCATTTCCATGTGGATCAGCAGGCTGAGCGATCCCAACGCCAAGTGGTTCATCGCGTTGCTCTTCCTCGCGTTTCCACTACTCACCATCGTTTTGAGCGTTATCGATGGGGCACGCCACGGGTTCGGCTGGTGGTGGCTACTGGCCCCGTTCGCAGGGTTCTTGACCACACTGTTCGTGTACTACAACGATTCAGCCCTCATCTACGGCGTCGCCTACTCGATCTTGGGACTGATCGGCGCAGGCATCGGCGCGTTCATCCATGAGCGTGCTCACAGCACGAGTAGGCCGCGTTCGTCATAAACACTGCCGCTGACGTGCCCGGTGCCGTTTCGGATGGCGCGGTCGAGGGCCATGATTGTTGCGACGACGCCGTCGATCTTCTCGGTGCTCTTTTGTTTGTCGGGTTTGATGTTTCCTGCTGGGTCGGTGCGGACGTGAATGTTGTCTACCATCCACGAAAGCACTGGATGCCCGCCATGTGCCAGTTTTCCCTCTAAAGCGAGTTTCATGAGTTCTTTGGATGGTGGGCTCATGTCTTTGAAGCCTTGCCCAAACGGAACAACCGTGAAACCTGCTTCGTCAAGGTTTTGGCTCATTTGGACTGCGCCCCACCGGTCGAATGCGATCTCGCGGATATCGAAGCGTTCACCGAGTTGCTCGATGAAGGCTTCAATTGCGCCGTAGTGGACGACGTTGCCCTCAGTGGTTTGTAGGAAGCCTTGCTGTTGCCACAGGTCGTAGGGCACGTGATCACGGGCAACCCTTAGTTTGAGGTTGTCTTCGGGTATCCAAAACCATGGCGCGACCGTATATTTGTCATCGTCCCCGTAGGGTGGGAATACGAGAACGAAAGCAGTGATGTCCGTCGTGGAAGCCAAGTCGAGGCCGCCGTAACACACGCGTCCTTCCAAATCTGACAGGTCGACGGGTGCTGAGTTTTGGTTCCAGATGTGCATGGGCATCCACCGCACGCTTTGTTTGACCCATTGGTTGAGGCGAAGTTGGCGGAATGTGTTTTCTTCGGCTGGGTTTTGTTTCGCGCTCGTGCAGGCTTGGCGGACTTTCTCGATCGGGACAGTGATCCCTAAGCTCGGGTTAGCCTTATGCCACACGTCCTCGTCGGTCCAATCATCATCTTGCGCCGCCCCATAGATCACCGGGTAGAACGTGGGGTCGTGCTTTTTGCCATCTAGGATGTCTTGGGCTTTTTGGTGTTGCTCATAACAAATGCTATGCGTGTCGGTACCCGCTGTCGTGATGAGGAAGTACAGGGGTTGGGTGCGCGCGTCGCCTGATCCTTTCGTCATGACGTCGAACAAGGCACGGTTGGGTTGGGTGTGGAGTTCGTCGAAGACAACGCCGGAGATGTTGAACCCGTGCTTCGAATACGCCTCCGCGCTCAGCACCTGGTAGAAGGAGTTGGTGGGCTTGTAGATGATCCGCTTCTGCGAGGCAAGAATCTTGACGCGTTTGGACAGCGCTGGACTCATGCGAATCATGTCCGCTGCGACCTCAAACACAATGGATGCTTGCTGGCGATCAGCCGCGCACCCATACACTTCAGCGCGTTCTTCACCATCCCCGCAGGTGAGTAGTAGCGCAATTGCGGCGGCGAGCTCACTTTTGCCCATCTTTTTGGGTATCTCGACGTAGGCGGTGGTGAATTGGCGGTAGCCGTCTTCTTTGACAGTGCCGAACAGGTCGCGGATGATTTGCTCTTGCCAGTCGATGAGCTGGAAGGGCTTGCCTGACCAGCGGCCTTTGGTGTGCTTTAAGGCTTGGATGAACGCGACCGCGAAGTCGGCTTTACGCTTGTCGTAGCGTGAGCCTGTGGCCATGAATCGGGTCGGCGTGTAGGTGTCGAGAGTGCGCATCACGCCCTTCAGGCTCCTTCCTGTGCTGGTTAGTTGGTGTGGGCAAGCGCCCAGGCGATGGCGTGGCCGGCGTCTTCGAACAGTTCCTCAGCCTCAGCAACCAGGGCGAGTTCGCATTCAATGAAACTGCGGGCGTCCGATCCCCAGCCAGGGATGGGCTGCTCGGCGAGTTTGTAGACGCGGGCGTCGTTTCCGATCCGGCCTTTGCCCAGGTGCCGGTATGCCGAGGCGAGGACGAAGTCTCCGTAGGCGATAACCGTGCCGTAGCTGTCGGTCGCGATCTGCAGCTGCTCCATCGTGACCTTGCTGGTATTCATGACCTCGCTCCTTTATTTCTTGTTCGATCATGTACATACAGCCATAGGTGTGCGCGGTTATCCAGTCGCTTTTCGCCGGTTCTCCGCAAGGAACTCAGTGGTCGGATTTGGGCAGGGTTTTCCATGCTGCGTTGCCTTCCAGATTCGCTAGCAGGACTCGGCGCACGTGCTTGTAGTTGTCGCCGATCATGCCCAGGCGCAGCAACCAGCAGCGCATCGCATACTTGTCATTTCCACCTGTCTTGGCAGGCTTCGCGGAGACTCTCGTGGCGGTTTTCGCGTGCTCGATCATGAGCTGAATCAGCACGCTGACCGCTTCAATCACCTCCGCATCTGGGAGCTGGTCAAACCAGGCAAACTCAACGGTCCCTTCCGCCTCATCGATCGCCATGGGCGTAGCAGGAATAACCAGTGCCTTAGCGATGAGTGCTCCCTTGGAGGCGAGCAGGGCGTCGAGCTTCGCGCCTGTGGCCTCGTCCCACCTGGTCGTGGGGAATGTGAGCGTGAGTCCGTAAACCTCACCCGCAGGCGCAAACCCGGCCGCGCTCGCGGCGTCGGTTATCGCGTCGCCGTCTGCGTTGTCTGGGAGGTGGAGCACCCAGTCCCGATCCAACCGCGCCTCACCAATCAGATAGTCAAAGGTGGGCATGCCAGCATACCTGGCTTTCACGCCAAGATGTTCCGCGATGACTTCGGCGAGTTTCTTACGCCCAGCCTTGTTCGGGGTAAACTCGATCGTGGTCATCGGGTCACCTGTTCAAACCAAGAATCAACCAGTCGCAGATAGCCATGCGGGTCGTGTTCGATCGCACCGGCAACCAGGGAGAAGTTCCACTTTCGTGCAATGTCGAGGGCTTCTTCAATGTCCCAGATGTTGATGCCTGCCTCCAGCATCTCGCTGATCTCGATATGTAGATCACTCATGACCATCCTCCATCTCATGTTTCCCCCTTGTCGGGGTTTGTTTGGTCATGTACATACAGCCATAGGTGCGAGTGCTTATCCAGTCCCTGCGCGAGCAAAATTCTTCAGTCTTTCAAGGACGTGGCGAGCAACGGGCAAAGCGATCGCGTTACCCCACAACTTGTACTGGGCACTATCACTGGTTGGATTCTCCAACCAAGTAGTGACTTGGCGTGCGGTTCGTGGTTTCACGCCGCGCGCCAAGTTCCAGGTAGCCCAAATGCCCGTCCAATACTCGATGTCCTCGCTTGTCGGATCCTCGATAGCAAGACCGTCACACCAATCGTCAGGAAACCCCTGCAACCGGGCACACTCGACCGGCGTCAACCGCCTGGGGCACAGCGACGAGCTGGCGACCATGGGCGGATCGGTGTAATCCGTGGCCAGCAGCGCACCTGCCTGATCCTTGGTGACGCGGGTGAAATAGTCGGCCTTGGATGCGGCATAGACGGGCTCCAAGATGACCATGCCGCCCTGATTGCAGGTCGGCTCCCCGCCTTTCAAGTCGAGGGTTTTCGACACTTCCGCTTCGTAGCCGTAGTGGCCGCCACCGCTGCGGGACTGGTGGATCGAATTCAGGCCAAACACCCTGCGTTCTTCTGGGGCGTCGAGGAGGATGGGGACGTTGGTGGGTGAGTTGCCCATCCGGGCAGTCAGCGTCTGCACCACCCCCGAGGAGTTAACGGTCAACCTCGAGTCCTGCGGATGATGATCCAACAACATCACCGAGCTGCTACGGCCTCCAAGGCTTGCTTCAGGGGTGTGGGCATGGTCTTGTTCTTGCGTGCCGCACGATTCAGGATTCCTTGGCAAGCTCGCGGGCTCAAAAAGAATCTCGGGTGCGGATCGGCCTGCAAAATCTGCGACAAGGTAGATGCGGCGGCGTCGTTGGGCGAGGCCGAAATGTTGCGCATCGAGTACACGCCATGCCAGTGAGAATCCCTCACCCATGACACATCCCGCGTACGGCCATCCACCCTCAGGGACAGGCATATCAGGCGTGCTCGGGTCGACGATGCGCGTGAGCGTGGTAAGGACGGTGGCGAAATCGGATCCTTTGTGTGAGGAGAACGCGCCAGGGACATTCTCCCAGATCGCGTAGCGTGGAAACATTCCATGGGTTGCTTTCCTCATCTGGTCAATAATTCGTACAGCATGAAAGAACAGACCCGAGCGTTCACCCGCCAGGCCTGCTTGTTTACCTGCAACGGATAGGTCTTGGCAGGGAGAACCAAACGTGATCACATCCACCGCATCAACATCAGCCCCGTTGACCGTGGTCACATCACCCACATGAGTGAGCTGCGGCAGACGGCGGGTCGTAACGAGAATCGGGAATGGCTCGATTTCACTCGCCCACACAGGACGAATACCCGCCTGAATACCTGCGAGAGGGAAACCACCCGAGCCATCAAACAAGGAACCCAACGTCAACTCACTCACGGTTCACCCCCCTCAACATCGCGCACCAAATCCAAATACGCGTATTCCTTGCCGCCTCGCAGGCAAGTAATCCCGGCAGCGTCCCCTGTATGTTCGGCATAACGGCGCAAAATAACGCTCGCGTATTTCTCATCAAGCTCCATGCAATAGCAGATGCGGTCGGTTGCCTCAGCTGCCATGAGTGTGGAGCCTGAGCCTGCGAAGGTGTCGAGCACGATCGCGTTGGCCTGCGTGGAGTTCCCGATCGGATACGCCAACAAATCCAGCGGCTTGCTGGTCGGGTGGTCAGCATTACGGCGGGGCTTGGCGAAGTTCCAGATCGTGGTTTGTTTCCGGTCGGCGTACCACTTGTGCTTACCCGTCTTCACCCACCCGAATAGCACCGGCTCGTGCTGCCACTGATACGGGGAACGTCCCAATACGAGGGAATCTTTAACCCAAATACAACAGCCCGACAGGTAAAAGCCTGCCTCAACGAAGGCGCGGCGGAAGTTCAAGCCTTCAGTGTCAGCGTGGAACACATACGCGGACGCGCCCTTCTCACACACGCCCACCATGTTCGAAAACGCTGATAGCAGGAAATCGTAGAACTTATCGCCATCCATCTTGTCGTTCTTGATGGACAATCCGGATCCTGATTCGAAGGCGACGTTATATGGCGGATCAGTCAACACAAGATTCGCACGTTTACCATCCATCAACAACTCGACGTCCTCGACGCTGGTGGCGTCGCCGCACACGAGTCGGTGACGGCCAAGCGTCCAGATATCCCCACGCTCCACGAACGCGGATGCTTCGAGTGCGGCGGTAAGGTCGAAGTCGTCGTCCTCAACCTCGTTCTCATCCAAGGAGCCGATCAACTGCTGGATTTCGGCGTCGTCGAAACCGGTGAGTTCAGCATCGAAATCCGAAGCATCGAGGTCGGCGATGAGGAGGGCAAGTCTGTCGTTGTCCCATTCGCCGCTGATCTTGTTGAGCGCGATGTTGAGTGCTTTCTCGCGGGTCTCATCGAGCTCAACAACGATCACGTCCACGTCCGTGTGGCCGAGATCTTCGAGCACCTTCAAACGCTGGTGTCCACCGACGATGTTGCCAGTGGTGGAGTTCCAGATGACGGGTTCGACGTAGCCGAACTCGGTCAAGGATCGCTTGAGCTTCTCGTATTCGGCATCGCCAGGCTGGAGGTCTTTACGCGGATTGTAGTCAGCGGGCTTGAGTTCACTGATGGGCATTGGTTTCATGAGCATGTGTGGTCACCGCCTTCTTTAATGCGTCGACGTGAGCGAACGAGTTCTCCCAGTGCAAACCGGCATGGCCGAAGTGTCCGTAGGTCGAGTAGCGGGTGTAGCCGGGTGCTCGCAACCCCAAAGCGTCAATGATCGCTCCTGGGCGTAGCGGAAACACCTCACGCGCAGCCTCGGTCAGGATCTTGTCGGAGTATTCACCACTGCCGAGCGTGTCGATGGTGAAGGCGACCGGATCAGCCTTCCCAATCGCATAGGAAATCGCGACCTGGCATTCCTGCGCAAGACCGGAGTCGACGATAGTCTTGGCTATCAGACGCGCCATATACGCACCCGAGCGGTCAACCTTGGACGCGTCCTTACCCGAGAACGCCCCACCACCATGTGGGGCGAGACCGCCGTAAGTGTCGACCATCAGCTTGCGACCAGTGAGCCCCGTGTCTGCCTTTGAACCACCCACCGTAAACAAGCCCGAGGGATTCACCAGAATCTCGGTGTCAGCGCTAATTGGCAGATACGGCTTACACGCGGGTGCGACGATCAGTGTTTTGACCTCAGCCGCAAGCTCGTCCAGAGTCTTCGTAGCGTCGTGTTGGATCGACACCACCACGGTTTCGACTGCTACGGGTTGTCCGGCGGCGTCGTAGCGAACCGTCACCTGCGCCTTACCATCGGACTTGATACCGCTGATCGTGCCGTCCTTGCGGGCGTCATCAAGACGCCCACAGATCTCATGCGAGAGTACGAGCGGCAATGGCAAACGCTGCGGGGTTTCGTTGGTGGCGTATCCGTAGACGGTGCCTTGATCGCCAGCGCCCTGCAACGCAAACTCACTCGTGTCTCCGAAGCGAGCCTCCAAGGACTTGGAAACTCCTGCGTTGATGTCTGGGGATTGGCGGCGTGTCCAGACGAAAACGAGGAACTTCCACGGCACATAACCCGCCTTCACCAGCGCGTAACGCACCGACTCACGAATACGCGGACGAACCTTCGAAGTGATCTCGCCAGTCACAATGATCCTGCGGCCAGATGCCATCACTTCTACTGCAACGCGGGCAGCAGGATCCTCGTAGAGGATATCGTCAAGGATCGTGTCAGCGATCAAATCACAGAGCTTATCGGGATGGCCGATACACACGGCCTCAGCAGTCTTCGTAACAGACATACACACTCACTTTCCAAAGAATCGGGACATAGAAAAGTGCCCACCCATCTCGGGCAGGCACACGAGAATCAAAGGGGTGTTAGGAGCGGGCTTGCAGCAGGCGCTCCATCACGTCATCACCCGGCGCCGAACCTGAGTAGTCGCTGGTGCAGGTGGCGCGCACTATCTCGTAAATCTCGTACCAGTACACGTTCGCTTGCTTCCCGAAAGACTGGGACATAGCAACGAAAGGGGATGCGATCGCAGCCCCTGTGGTTGGGTGTTTGCCGAGCAAGCCGAACTTGGAGATCGCCTGTTCACACTGCACATAACGCGCGAACGCCTGCGCATAGGATTCGATCAAGCGCGGTGCGACGAACTGGGAACAGCCACGTTGATCGAGCCATTGCCATGTTTCTCGGTAGACGAGGTCAGCGCCGAGGGGTTTACCATCACGCTGAATCTCCGACAGATACTCGGCAGGCTCCGGCATCACCTCACCAGCAAGCACCGCACCATCCCCGATATCTGAGCCTTCAAAGTCAAACGGCTCACCCAGCGGATCATCAAGCCGCGTGGCTGGGCGGCCAGCTGCGAGCTTCGCATTCAGCGGATCGGGTTTCGCACCTGCCCGCACACGGCGGCCACCCCGGTTCGTTCCGTCTTTCGCCATAGGTTTTCATCTGCTTTCCTGCTGTGAGACAATTAGTGGCGTGCCGAGACCGAAGACGAAAACTGAACTATTGGATGCCGCCGAGGCGCAGTATGCGAAACTGGACAGCCTCATTGAGGGCATGAGTTCCGACGATCAGCATACGAATTTTGATCCCAGCATCACTCAAATCGGTAAAGAAGCCCACTGGGCGCGGGACAAAAACCTGCGCGACGTCCTTGCCCACCTGCACGAGTGGCAGCGCATGTTGCTTGGCTTCGTCGACGCCAACCGCCAGGGTCAGCCTCGACCGTTTCTTCCGTTTCCTCACACGTGGCGAACCACGCCAACGCTCAACCAAGAGATTTGGACTCAATATCAGGGCACTGAGCTTGAGGCTATCCGCGAGAACCTCGCTGACAGCCACACCGCAGTAGTGGCTCTCATCGGCGAGTTCACCAACGAGGAGTTATTCACCAAGGCGCATTTCCCGTGGACGGGCACAACCTCGCTCGGCTCCTACTGCGTGTCAGCCACATCAAGCCACTACGAATGGGCAATCAAAAAGCTCCGTGCATTCACCAGAAAGCCGCCAGAACAACCCCATAACCAAGCCGCCCCCCAGTAGCTTCTTACCACGCTGTACACCACAGACAGATACTCGGGAGCCTCTGGTATAGGCGCTCCCGTGCGCCTTTTCGTGACTGTCGGGTTCAACGCACCAGGCCTCGTGCCTGCATTCACGCAACATCCGCCCGATCAGCGCTATCCTTAGCAATGCAGGGAAACCCTTCTTGTAGAATGAGAACTTATTGGGGCATACAACTCCTGATGCCGTTGCCGTATCAAAATGTGTAGCGAAAAGTTGAAGGGACTGGTCATCAAAAAAATATCTGTGTTTCTTGTATCCGCTCTGGCATATTTTGTCGGCGCGTGGCTTTTCGCCGCCATCTTTCTACGGTGCAAGGATCAGGATCAGAGATTTTTTGTGGTCTTCTTATTGATGCCACTCATGTATGTGTGTTTCACGATTCTTCTTCTGCTTTTTAATAAGCATTTCATCGGTATTCAATCTGCCCGCGCGTTGCAACTTTCAGCAGGAGCCTTTATCGGACTCTCAGCTTTTCTCTTTTCACTCGATGGTGTCGGCTCGTTAGTTCATAGTGATTCTTTTTCTCAACTGCTGAGCCAGTTTTCCGTTCCCGCCATCGGCGCTCTTGTTGCTGGTGGTGTAGCGCTTGGGTTTAGCGTTTTTACCCAAGCGCCACACCAAGGAAAAGACCAAATCAATTATCGGTAGATGAATTCAGCTAGCTTTCGGCAAGCTGTCAAACGAATCTCTTCCTTGACGTATCCAGCCAGGAACCATCCTAAAACGGCGCTATCCAAGTCGGCATATTCACTTATTTTCTGATATGCCTCAGTGGAATTATTCGCCCCCAAGCTCCAGCCAATCTGCTTGAATCTGTTGGCAAGTTTGCTGGAATTGTTGTAGTACTCTCGCAATGTTGCTGACAGAAGATGAGCGTTGGAGTCGTTGCCGTTTTCTAGCGTGTTAGCGATAACGATGGCATCTCCGTCACAGCAGAGATCGTCACGGTTACAGTTGTTTCCTACCGATTCCCATTTTCCCTTGTCGTTTTTCTTGTCAAGTACTAGCCCCTTCAAGCCAGGATGCTGACGGTAATCGTTACCTTGACCGATTAGAGCTGTGGCCACCTGATCCAGGTTCGCACTGGGATTCCACTCAAGTGTTTTCTGAATATTCTCCATGGCAGTAGCTAGGTCTCCGGCCCAGCCAGTCCACGCATCAGGGATAACATTCCAGTTGGTGTATCCAAGTGTTGTTGCCGCCAGATGCGCCAGATCAACCGATTCTCCGGTCTTGTCGGTCATGGATTGCCGCCACGTGTTATCAATATAGCGATTCAAGGCAGCGATGATCTTCTTGCCTACAGCGTCCTTCTCGAGTACGCTCGCGTCAGCACTCCTGAAACTTTCGGCAGACACGGACCAATTCACCGCAGATCCACTACCACCGTCACGCAGGTAGGCTTTTGCTAAATAGTTGAGGATGCAACGCCAAGTCGGAACGGCAATCCGCGTTCCCGCACCATGAGAACCCGCAACGTAGTCTTTTCCAACCTTGCCACTGGCACGAAGTTCTTCGAAGCGTTTCTCTAAATGCCAGATCAGATCAATCGGAGCCAGCTTGGTGTAATCAATGCTGGTGTCGGGCGCAGCGCCACCGGCACTCGAAGGAGCAACATGATCAACTGCCGCTGCTTGTCCTGAATAGGCGACCCTGTCTAGGTCAAAACCAGCACCCTTGTAGTCACTGATTTCAGTGAACTGGTCATAGTTCCAATCGTCAGGAATAGGGAAGCCAAGGTTGCCAGAAAATCCTGTAGACATGTCCGAGACGAACGCGCTTCCAGCGTAGCCGGCTTTAATGATGCGGCTACAAATGTTACGCGAGGCGTAGATGCCTACTTTGTATCCGCCTCCCAGGCTTCCACGCACACCCTGGAAATACGGAAGAATGTGACTTGTGACCTCGGGGTCGGTCGCGTCGAAATCAACTGCGAAATAGATATACGTTCCCGGAATGCCAAGTCTTTGGGCTGCTTGCCTTGCGAGCGTCGCGTGCCGAGCGCCGTTTTCCCGCGTGAAATGTCGAAGCTTGGTTGAGTACTCCTGGAAAATCGGGAAGAACTTCATTCCTCCGTTGGTGATGCGTTCAAGTTCTCCGGGGCGAATTGCTTTGAAATAGTCAGACGGATCTTTTGAATCCTGATTCGGCTCAGTCAGGTAACGCCCCACAATCTCATAGCCGTTCGCCTTAAGTAGGTTGAGTCGCTCAGCCGTAATCTCGAAGCGTGTATCGCATGCTTTGCAGGCGCGATTCGGATCACCTTTCGAGGTCAACAGGCTCATCCATGTAGTCGAGTCGACCACCCCGCTTCGTGGGAGCTGATACTTTGCTTGGAATTGCGGAACGAACGTTGACAGTGCGGTTTGTGCAGAAGGATAGATATCGGGAGAAATCCGGTTACACACTAGAGCAACCTGAGCTAGCCAAGCCCACTTCGGTAAACTTGCCGCATTGCTGGGTGTAACTATTGTTAGACGCGCTTTGGTGCCATTGCCGAAATTACCTGTGGCTTCCGCAGGGCTAAATCCTTCAATGGCTTGCAAGACCTGAATCAGAGCAGTGTTCATTTCCCGACCGTAGAGTCCATCGGTTGGGATGATTCCGGTATAAGCGCGATACTGTTGGTTGATTTGTTGCTGTGCTTGCCGAATCGCTGAAATGCCCCCATAAGAGCGAAGCAGGACGAATTGCTGCATTGACAACAGCGCTTTCATGACGTCGAGCGTCACAGTGGAATCTCCACCAATGCCCATGTCGCTCTTAAGCTGTTTGATGGCCTTTCCAGTTCCGCTATAGAAATGCGTAGTGATATCGCTGGCACCAGCAGAATATCCCTTACACCACAAAGCACCTTGGATAATGCCGTACACATTAGAAGTCTCCTGCGCACCGTCATCCTGCTGGTGGATGCCGTTAGGCCACCGAGACTGGAAGCGACTGATAGTTCCCGGTCCGAAATTGTTCGCCGTTGTCGTAATACCCAGCTCGATTTGCAGGGCCCGAATCAAAGCGTTGACCGTGCCCCAGCCGGTATATCCGTCCTCTACGACTGAACCGAATCCAGCCTTGCTCCTATAGGTGCGATTGAGCCATTGCTGTGTTTTTAGCACCATTTGATCTGTCATGATTCCTCCTTTTTAGAAACCAGTTTGTTAACTCAAGACAGGCGAACACCTGCCAGAGAGGGATCCAGAACACCGGATGAGAAGCTCCGAGTTTTTTGCCCTCACCTGTACGTCCCTGGGAAACCCAAATCCGGACGGACAAAGCGCAAGAAAACCGAGCAACACTCAGCGGGATTTCACCCCTCACTGGTACTGCCGACGAAGCCCGAAGTGTTAATACCTTGTTTGATTCGGGGACTTTGCGCACGGTTGGCCCCGCCCGCTGACCTCTGACAAGGCATGAGAGATTCGAAGGCCCCAACCCCTCACCAGCGCCGCGAGGTTGCCCCGTGTTCGGCAAACGCCAGGCGGGTAGGCATCTTTGAGGTTCCAGATGATCGTCGCGCCAGCGGGCAACGTGTGGGCTCGTCAGTAGGCGTAGACACGAGGTTGTTGCCTCCACCGGTCATCATCGAGCGCGGTCTGGCGCGAGTGGCAGGGCTTGCACAGGCTTCGGAGGTTGTTGAAGTTGTGGGTGCCGCAGTGTTCGAGCGGGAGAATGTGGTGAACCTCTTGTACTGGCGTGTAGCGTCCGGCCTCTAGGCAGTCTTCGCAGAGCGGGTGGGCGGCGATGTAGGCGGCGCGAATCTTGCGCCAGCGCGCGCCGTAGCGGCGGTTGATCTTCGGATCCCGTTGATACTTCCGATACCGGGCGTCTTCTGCCTTCGCGTGCTGCTCGCAGAAACGTTCGTGGGTGAGTTCGGGGCAGCCGGGGTGGGAGCACGGGGAGGCGGGTTTGACTGGCATCGCTGGCTCCTTCCCCGAACATGGTGAAGCCCCAAGTTCCCGTGTGGGTTCTTGGGGCTTCTCCTAGTTTTCAACCACTTACATGTTCTCACACCGATATGCGGTTTTCTATCGCATGTTTCGGATACCGGCTAACGCTAGAGCTGTCCATACAAGGCGGTGGCGAACCTGTCGAGGGCCCGGTTCTTGCGCCGATAGACCGTGTCACGCTCGACGTAGAAATGATCGGCGATCATCGACACCTTCTCATCTTGCGTCCCCTCGCTGAGGAAGAAGCCTTCGAGGATGAAGCGGTCGTCTTCAGCGATGACTTCCCACGCAGGCAAGAACCAGTCCATGTACTGGCGAGCCTGCAGGTAGCGAGCCTTGTACGCATCGATTCGCTCAATGCTCGCCACGATCCGATTCTCCGAAGCGTGGAGGTCGCCTGATGGTGGTGTGCCGTCCATGCGTGGGGATGCTGGGCTTGCCGCGTCAGCATAAGCCGCCTTGATCTGCTCGTCGGTACTCTCGATGATCTGTTCCATCACCGCATAATCCTGCAGAGCGGCGATCGCGGCTTTCCTTGTGTCGAGGTATTTGGTCATCACATGCATGAGCTTGTCCTTTCAGTGGTTGTAATTTCTGCTGCGACCGCGTCAATCAACGCAGCCTGCGTAGCGTCTTTCGCATCAAGAGCTTTGAGAACGGTTTCATCGAGCGTCCCTTCAGCAACAAGATTCGTGATCGTCACAGGTTCGGATTGCCCTTGCCGATACAGGCGCGCATTCGTCTGCTGGTAAAGCTCCAGGCTCCACGTCAGCGAGAACCACACCAACAGATGCCCACCTGCCTGCAGGTTCAGACCGTGACCCGCAGATGCGGGGTGAATCAGCCCAAGCGCAATCTCGCCCCTGTTCCACGCCTCGATATCGGCCGAGGTTTTCAGTTCGCGAGCCTGTGGGAAACGAGCGGTGATGCGCTTGCGGTCGTGAGTGAACCAATACGCCACCAATAACGGGCTGCCGTTGGCTGCCTCATACAGGTCTTCTAGAGCGTCAAGTTTCCGATCATGCACGGGAGCCCACTGACCGTCGCCGGTGTAGATCGCACCCGATGCCAACTGCAGCAACTTGCCCGACAACGCAGCAGCATTCGCAGCATCAATCGTCGCCCCATCAAGGTCGAGGACGAGGTCAGCTTTGAGCTGCTCGTAGATCTTGCGCTCTTTCGGCTCCAACGTGACGAGCGTGGTTGTCACCGTCAATTCCGGTAATTGCAGGTGGTCGGTGGTTCTCATCGACAACGTCATGTCACCAATCGCCCCATAGATCTCATCCTCAGCACCCGCGCGGGGCTTATAGGTGAACACCTGCATCCCGTTGCGCTTATCCGGAACGAACCAACGATCGCGATAACGAGTGATAAACCTGCCCAAACGCTCGCCGCCGTCGAGAAGACGGAATTGCGCCCACACATCCATCAGCCCGTTCGACGTTGGCGTTCCGGTCAGGCCAACCCAGCGCTTAACGTGCGGCCGCATTTTCACCAATGCCGTGAACCGCTTTGCCCGGTGGTTTTTGAAGCTGGAGAGTTCGTCGATGACGACCATGTCGAACGGCCAGCTCCCCCCGAGTTGGCTAATGAGCCATGGGATGTTTTCACGGTTGATGATGGTCACCATCGCAGACGCCGCGAGAGCGTTCAGCCGGTCTTGTTTGGTGCCAACAGCGACCGCGACGGTGAGCCCGTCAAGGTGATCCCACTTCGCTATTTCGGCGGGCCAGGTATCGCGGGCTACCCGCAGTGGTGCGATGACTAGGACTCGGTGGATGGTGAAGTAGTCGAGCATGAGCTGCCAGATCGCCGTCAACGTGATCACCGATTTGCCCAAACCCATCCCAAGGAAGATTGCGGCCTCGTGGTGGTCGATGATGAACTGGGTCGCCTGGCGTTGGTAGTTATGCGGCTGATAGTGCATCAAGCACCTCCTGTATGCCGTCAATCGAATCAACAACCAGAGCGGTGAAACCTTGCTGGCGGAGTTGGTTCATCCGGCGCACCTGGATTGGCCTGGGTTGTTTACCTGGTGCTTTGAGCTCAACGAAAACTACGCGGTTTCTCATCAGGCATATCCGGTCAGGTACACCCGTGGTTCCAGGGCAGACAAGCTTCCAGCACAAGCCGCCAGAGGCTTCAATGGCTTTCTTCAGTTGGTGTTCTATGGTTCGTTCGTTCATGGTCACTCCTTGAATGGTTTCTCAAGGGGTGCAGAGTGGTGCAGGGTATTTCCTAACCTTTTACATAGAGAAAAACACCATGTAATTTCACATGCGTAAGGTAGGAAAACGGGTTGCACCGGTCTGCACCCTCATAACTTTCAGCTGTTGAATTCGCTGGTCAGGGCCAGCCCGTAGACGCGGATACCGGACTTGGTTTTCTTGCGCTCGAATCCTGCTTGTTCGCATGCGGCGTTGAAGTCGACCATCGGGCGCGCCCATCCTGAGGTGTTTTGCGCCCACGCCCGATACGTCTGATAGAGGTCACCAGCCCTCTCCGATAATCCGTCCTCGACGTCGCACGAGTCCTCAAGGAACTGCGAGAACCAGTCGTTATCCTCCTTATATGCTTGCGAGGCTTGAACCACCTGAGGCGGCGGAGTGAGCTTGTATCCCTCACTGTGAATGAGGCGCGCTCCCTCCATGATCCAGGAAAGGATTGCTCCGCCAGCGTGTTCGTAGAGGTGGTCGGCGTAGTTCTTCACATCCGTGTCGCCTTCGATGGTGGCGTTGAACGGGATGACGATCAGACGCCGCCAGATGCCTGCGTCCATGGCTCCCACACGCGGCAAATGGTTCGTGTACAAGACCAGCGTGTGGGAGGGGGTGAAGGCGAAGGGGTCCTTAAACTTTTTCTCTGCCGAGATCTGATCGGTCGAAGCCAGCTGTTTGACGTTCGAGGTTGATAGGCGCATGCCTTCTTCGGTTTCAGCCGCGATCAAGAGACGTTTGCCTCTGGCTTCGGCGAGTTCGGGTTTGACGTTGCGACGCACCCCGACTGTGAGCGCGTCGGCTGAGATCGTGCCCGAATACGTCCCCAACACGCGGGCGATGGTGTTCCAGAACGTGGATTTGCCGTTTCGCCCGTCCCCGTAAGCGATGACGAGCGCTTCGACGAAAACCTGTCCGATCGCCGCCAACCCCACAATGCGCTGCACGTAACCAATCAACTCGACGTCTCCTTGGAAGAAGACGTCAAGCGCGTCGGCCCAGATCTGTGCACCCTCATCGCTGGGGCCGACAGCGGTCTGCTTAGTCAGCAGATCGGCGGGATTGTGCTCGTGGCTACTACTGTCGCGTAGATCCCAGGTACCTGCCGGGGTGTTGAGCTGGTAGGGGTCGACGTCGAGGTCACGGACACGTACCTGCAAGATCGGCCCGGCTTCTTTCAACGTGGCCGTGATATTGCGTGACAAACGCCTGGAGAGAACGAACTTGTGATAGCTTTTGGATTCATCCCACGCCTTGAATGCTGCGACTTGGGCGGGGTTGAGTTTTGCTAGGCCGCGGGCTTTCGATGAAGCCGATGCCATCACCACGTCAGCACCGGTAGAAACCATGTCTTGCCATGTTGTGGCGATAAGGTGTTGTGCTTCTTCAAGTTGACGAGAAGTCAGTTCTTGAACCACTCCTTGTGCGGACAGGTCGTTCTCATCCCACACGCCATGGTCGTAGACAAGCCACTTGGTAGCCAGTGAGTAGCGGATCTTGTTCGCATACTCGCCAGCCAATGTGTCTGCCTGACCGACATCGGAAAAATCATCCGGACGTAAACCTGCTAACGCCTCATACGCCTCTGGTGGCAGATAGCTCGGGTCGGAGGCGACCTTCGAAGCGAACCTGCATGCCGAGTTCCAGATCGTCTGCAGTTCGCCCTCGTTGAGCGGTGGTTCGCAGAGGTTGGCTTTGCGGTCGAAGAGGTCTCGTGCTTGATCGGTCTGCCCGTAGCGGATGAGGACCCGCCCGGCGAAGCGAGAGAGCGTGGCATTACGGGAGCCTTCACCAATGACCAATGTTGAGGCGTCGAAGGCGGCGAACACGTCGATCTCGTCAGCCGCGTCCAGCCATGCATCGAGCAACTGGTCGCCCTCATGCGCCGTCACCACAGCGTTCGACGCCCCGTAGATGAAGCGTCCTGCGTCCAGGGCATTGCGATCAAAGAAACCAAAGCGCGATGCCAGGCGATGCTTCAATCCCGCGTATTCGTCCGCGTTCGTGATCGTGTGGATTGGGAAGTAGACGTGGAAACGTGGCCGGGCGGAGAGCACGCCCTTCGCCTTCATGTGGTTGCGGGAGGTGGCGGTCATGAACTCCACACCAGACATCAACTCGCCGAGCTTCTCAGGCGTGATCCAGTCGGTGTGGGTTTCTGTATGGTCGTTATCGATATCCATCACCACGCAATCCGAAGACATGAACGCTGCAGTTGAGCGGCGGTCATTCACGTAGGTGGCTGCCACGTGATCAAAGCCAGCGACCACGCTTAGGGATGCCGCGTCAATGACCTGATGTGGGTTCGGGTAGTGGTTATTGTTCTGCACACCGGTAACCGCGGCAGCGAACAAGGTGAAGGGCGTGGTCATGGGGTGACCTCCTTGAAATCAGAATCGAAGTACTTAATCGGCAACTCGAGGTCTCGCGCCCAGCCGATCTCCAGGCGCATACCAGGGCTAACGTGACCCACGTATGCCCACAGGGCTTCGCATTTAGCGAGCAACACCCTGTTGAAGAACATCGCCAACTCGCGCTGATCGGGATCGGCGTCATCCATGAACTGCGGATAGTGCAGATGCGGGGCGAACGGGATCTTGCCTGCCGCTACTGCGAGCTCGCAGAATTGGCGGGCGAGCTCAACGTTCGCTTGCACGTCGCCCGAATACGGTGAGCAGATATAAACCAAGGGCCGGTAGCCGAACTGTTCGCGCTGCAGCTTCTTGAGCGCGTGGTAGCTCGTTAAGTCCAGATAGCCTTCGGTGTTTTTCTTCGAAAACCCAATATCGAGTGTCGTGGCGCTCATGCTTGCACCTGACCTTCACGCTCAATCACCGGAAGGATGCCGAGCTTGTTCTTGAGCAGGTCGTAGATGAACAAGCGCCCCTTCTGGGTCCAGTACATGTGGGTGCGGGTCTGGCCTTCGTCGTATTCGTGAGTCTTGGACTGGGTGTAGCCCTGCTCGGCGTACTTCGCGTAGAGGAACCACCGGCCCGACTGATGGAACTGCACGTGAGCATCACGCAGGATTCGGTTGAGCTTCTTCGCGGAGAGTCCGTAGTCCTTCGCAATCGCCGTCGTCGTCAACAACGAATCGGACTGCAGCACGACGTCGTAGTACGAGACTTTCGGTGCCGCCTCCAACAGGGATTGCTCTGCGGCGAGGCGCTTGGCTCGCTCGGCCCGCAGAGTGGCGATGGCATGCTCCAGGAACTCATCGTCAGCGAGTAGTTCGTCGTATGCGTACATGCCGTGGCGGCGAATCGTCGGCAACACCTCATCGAACACCCAGGCTTCGAACTTCTGTGCTGCCGGGAGTTTTGAAGAAATGATGAGGCGGTAGAGGTCGCCCTCGGTAATGAAGCGGACCTGCTGGATTCCGCCAGCGGTCTCAAGGGGGTGGTAATTTGCCACCCCCTTGCAGTGCAGCTTCACCGCGTTCGTCGGATCCTGGTAGCCGAGCGCGGTGGCGACATCCTTGCCGCAGAAAAGGATCTGACCATCATTGGTGATAGTGCGGATGGTGCCGAACACGTCGTTGGTGAATGTTTGAATCTGGTTTCCCATGGCGGGGTTCCTTCCCGAGACCCCGTCGAGAAAAAGTCGTGCCGGTCGGCACAAGGGTTAAGGGCCTCACCCCACTGCCGACGAACCAGAAAGTGTTAAATCACGGGTACTCAATCGCTTCTCGTTCTGGCACGATTGGTGTTGAAGCCCCGGTGGAGCGCTATCTGTTAGAGCAATCTGGCAGGTATTCTCGCCGGGGCATAGACAAATTTCTCGAGTGCTCTGTGTGGAAGAACCATCATTCTCTTGCTACAGCGGTGCCGACACGGTGGTCTTTTAGACAACATGACCGGTTCCGCTGCCCGCCTCGGTGGGAGCACAGGGTCGGTTCTCGTTTCTTAGCGGTCTTGGATAAGCTTTCTTCTCTGATGGTGATACTTCGCCGAGTTCTTGATTCTGTCGCTGTTTTCGCGGTATAGTGATTACCACTAGTACCGGCTCGCTTGTATCGGTTTCCGAGACAGGTCAGAGCCGGTCTTCATGTTTTTGGAAGCAGGTGGGCTGGTGGTCGACAAACCGTGGGTCAGTATCGATGAGCAAATCAATATCCTCACTCGTCGTGGCCTATTGGATGCCGGTGATTACCGCCGCGAGTTATCTACTGTCGGCTATTACCGGCTTTCGGGATACTCCTACCCGCTGCGCCAGCCAGCTCCCGAAGGCTCACCTCGGCGGCGTTTAGATCGTTTCGTTCCCGGCACACGTATGCATCACGCGATTGAGCTGTACGAGTTTGACGAACAACTGCGTCTTGCTGTGTGGCGGGCGCTATGCAAGCTGGAGGTGTGCCTGCGAGTTGACGTGGGGCACGTGCTGGGTGAGATCGATCCGTTCATTCACCTCGACCTCGAACGGATTTGGCCGTCAGGCGCAATGCATCGCCGCGCAGTACTGTTCACGCAGAAGCTAGCCCAAACGCAGTCGCGCTCTACAGAAGATTTCGTCACGCATTACAACCAGACCCACGACGGCCGTTTGCCGGTGTGGGTGGCCACCGAGATCCTCGAATTCGGACAACTCGTGACCCTGTTTTCGTTGGCTCCCTTCGAACAGCGTCGTCGCATTGCTGACAAGTACTTGGCACGTGCCGACGAGTTGGAATCATGGATGCGCACTGCGAATTTCATTCGTAACATATGCGCCCATCACGCCAGACTATGGAACAAGCGACTCGTCATCCGTCCACTGGTCAAACACCGCCGCAACGACCAAACGCTATCGGCCGTGACACATTCTTCAGGACGTATATACACCGCGTTGGTGCTCACCGCGTTCCTCTTGCGACGAGGAAATTTCACCGCTGAAATACAGGCCATCAGCGACGTCCTAGACAGTTTCCCCACCGAAATTCCTGGCGTCGATCTAACGCACATAGGTGCCAGCCCCAGCTGGAAACAAGATCCCATCTGGACAATCAACAGCTAATCCTTACGGTAATAGGCGCACTCATACCCATCCGCATCCAACGGCAAACCTTCGGCCCATGCTGGGAGCGTGGACATGAGCTCGCAAGCACCAGTGGCGGTGAAGCCGGAATTTTCGGGTTCGTCGATGACGATCTCGTCGTGAACATGCATCACAATCTGATGCCCGGCTTTGGCGACTGCGTGCATGCCCGTGACGAGCAGATCACGAGCGATCGCCTGAACGATGTTCTCGGTAAGTTTTCCGCCGTAGGTTTCGAGCTGTCCCCAGCGGCGTGCTGTGGTGGTGCCGGTGTAGGTGATGGAGGTGCCGCCCCACCTGTTCTCGCCCAGACGCGGCTTCACATACGCCAACCGCCTACCCGAGGGCAGCTCAATAAACAAGATTCCGGCTTCGACGCTGAATCGCAGATTCCGTAGCCGGATTGACTGACGAGACGCGATCGCGGCGATAGCTGCTTCTTCGACGCCGGCCCAGAGGGCCACGATGTGTGGGTTGGCGGCTCTCCATGCGTCGACGATGGGTTTGAGTTCGTGCTCGGCGAGTCCCATGGTGAGTGCTCCCATGCGCTCCAAAGCGCCCGTTGAGCCGCCAAAACCACAAGCCAAAACTGCTAATTTTCCTTTCTGCCGAAGCTCACCATTAACGCCATGCTTCTCTACTGGCACTCCGAACATACGGCTCGCGGTTTCGCAATAGAGGTCTTTACCTTCGCGGAAGGCTTGCAGGGTGGTTGTTTCTCCTGCTAGCCAGGCGATGACACGCGCTTCAATTGCAGAGAAATCAGCAACGATAAACCTGTGCCCAGGTGAAGGGATAAACGCGGTGCGGATCAACTGTGAAAGTGTGTCGGGCACGGACTCGTGCAGAAGCTCAAGTGCCTCGAGGTTGCCTGTTCTGACGAGCGTTCGGGCTTGGTCAAGATCAGGCAGATAGTTCCTGGGGAGGTTCTGGACTTGGACGAGGCGTCCGGCGAAACGTCCGGTGCGTCCTGCGCCGTAAAACTGGATCAGCCCACGTGCTCGACCGTCGCTGCCTGCGACGTTTTGCATGGCTTGGTATTTCTTGACGCTTGATTTTGCTAGATCGCCGCGAAGTCCGAGGACTTCTTTCACCGTGCCAGTCGCGGTGTCGAGGGCGGCATCGACCTCGGCCTTTGCCAACGAATCCAGCACGCAGCCACGCGATGCGAGCCATTGTTTGAGTTGGATGGGCGAGTTCGGATTCTCCAACCCAGTCAATGTCTGTGCCCGAGCGAGTGTCGCGTTGCGGTGGTGCTCATCCACCCCGACCGCGTTATCAACCAGCGTGTGGTCGAGAAGAATCCCAGCATCATTAATGCGTTGGTCGAGCGTGTAGGTGTCCCATTCGGACTCCGGCATCGGAAAACAAGCCAGTCTGTCGTGGATGGCAAGCTCGACTTCGACATCACGACGGTTGTAATCAATAAACCTCGCCCACCCGGTCGGGTCAGCTGATGGTGGATTCCTGCGTTTGCCGCCGTTCAGGACTGAGGGTGTGGCGGGTGTGCAGAACTGCTTGATCAGCTTCTTGCCTACTGTGTCTTTTTGGACGTCAAGCTTCAAAACTGTGGCTACTGCATCGAGGCTCATCGGAAGACCAAGGTAGGCCGACCAGATCATGGTGCAACGCCACTGCCTTGGGCCAAGAAACCCATCAGCGAGAAGCTCTGGATGATGAGTGCGTAGCCAGGCAGACAGGCAGACTCGCTCGAAGGCGGCGTTATGCGCCCACTTCACGACGGACGGATCAACTAAAGCCGCCAGAACCTCGTCGGGTATAGATTGTCCGTTGGCGAGATCCACCACCTCGATCGGGCCGCCGTCAATCGAATAGCCGAACAGGAGCAGCTCGAAGTCTGGGTGCTCGGCATACGGGTAAACGCCTGTCTTAGCGAGTTGGGCGAGGCTGAAAGATTCAATATCGCAGAAGAGTGTTCGCATGACGAGGTTCCTTTCACATAGAGGAAAAGTGGAGGGAACCAACAAGATGTGCTGATTCCCTCCACGTGTGGGGATGGTTACTTCAGGAAATCGTCATCAGCGGCGAAGGCACCGAAGTCGGTCTCAGCGGAAACTCGTCCACCGCCAAGGGTTTCTCCGTCGCGGGTCTTTTGGATATTGCCCAGTCCACAGGCGATACCACGGTTGCCGTTTGTGTTGAACGCATAGAAGGACAGGGATACGCGTGCGTAGCAGCCCGAGTACACTTCGGCGCGGTCCAGGATCGGGGCGACGCTCTGATCGACGATCTGCGGAGCGGTCAGGGAGTTGGCGTTGAGGAAGTAGGCGCCCTTGTAGGCTTCGTCGTCACGCTCAATATCCCCATCGCGCAGCGGCAACTTGAGGGCGGCCTTGTTGGGGCGCTTGCCACCAAACTTGGCCGTTCCGGCGTCGATCGCTGCATCCACGGCCTTCTCGATCGCCGCAATCGTGGCAGTATCGGACTTCGGGATAATTAGGGAGACGGAGTACTTCGGTTTGCCTCCCTGGATGGAGTTCGGCTCCCACACGTGTGCGTAGGATAGGCGAACTTCGCCGGTCACAATACGAGTTGTGTTAGTCGTTGACATAATCATTCTTCTTTCTACTAGTTACTTGTTTGGTTGAAAATCGGTGGCTGCACTCACCAGGTCAAGCGCTGGCCGTTTATCGGATGCAAGAACCAACGTGGGTTTGCCTGCAGGTTTGGTCACGAGGTCACCGAGGATCTCGTTGAAGGCGGGTTTGCCCATGAGGCGTTCCATGGCTGTGAGGGTGATGAGCTTGCGATCCCAGATGTCCCTATATCCAGCCGCCTCAGCCGCTGCAGCGACATCGGTTTCGGAGGTGTATTTGCGTATCGACCGTCCGGCTACGAGCTTGAACCCCTCAAAGACCACGCCCTGGTTCACCGCTTGGGAGAGCGCGTATGCTTCGACATCCGCCGCCCAGGTTTTGAGCTGCGGAATCCGGGCCAGCACGTCGGCAATCTCGCTGTCGGACAGTTCTGCTGGCGGGGCGAACTCCAACCTGGCCAGCGCAAGATTGGCTTCAGCTCGCGCCCGACACGTGGGTGCAATCTTGCAGAACTGACACCACGAGCCCGGACAAAACTCACCCTCGCCAGCCGCTGCCAGCTCAGCCTTCGGTTTCACTTCCGCTTCGGCCCAGTGCTCGAGTTCAGTGACGGAGATTTCCCAGGTGTCGACGTTGCCCCGACGTGGCTGGTAGATCGTCACCGCTACGCGCTCGATGTCGTACAGGTCGCCGAAAGTGTGAAGGGCTCCGAGAGCGTAGAGCATCAACTGGGGATTACGCTCAGCCTCAACCAACACACCTTGCCCGTACTTCAGATCAATAATCTGCAAGGTAGGTTCGGCGATGATCACGCAATCCCCGGTGCCAAAACCTCCCGGAACCACATGGCTGAAATCCAGGCGCTGCTCGATGAGCACCTGTGGATCCCCACAGGTCTCCCGAGCCAGCGAGATGTGTTCTTGGACGTAGGCGACGTAGTCGTCAGTCAAGGTTTCCATCTCGTCATCAATCCAAGTTGAGACTGGCCGCTTCGAGCGCTGCTTCAAAGCGCGGCGGAGTTTGTGCTCGGCGAGGGCGTGTGCTGCGGTGCCTTGCTCGGCAGCCGCAGACGTGGATTCTGGCTCATCGGATTCGAGGCGGGCGGAGGGGGTGCAGTTGAGCCACCGGTGAGCACCAGAAGCTGAGAGGAGTGCGTGATCAGACGGTGCCATCAGCAATCTCCTTCGCCCGATCCAGCAGCCACCCGTACTTCGACGGATCCACCGCTGAGAGCTTGTCCGCACCAGCCTCGACGATCAGCTCACGAACCTTTGCCGTGTGACCTTGCGCTGAGAGCTCGGAAAGAAAAGCACGTACTTCTTCCAACGTCACCGTCGGTTCAGGTTCAACCTCTGGCTCGTCCGCAAGTAGTTCTGGCTGGGCGTGCGTGGCTGGGATGGTTCCGAAGGGTTCCTTGATCTGCAGGGCAAGCTCCGGGCGTTCACCAGGCATTCCTGCGTGGTCTTCGAAGCTCTCCTCAACGATCTGCTGAGCCCGCGCAAGCAAATCGGCGAGCGATCGCATCGTCTGGTTTCCATCACGAATGAAGGCGTTAATTTCCGGCATCATCATTTGGATTCACCCGCCTTGAGAGCATCGGCCAGGGCCATGAGGTCGTCATCGGTGTTTTCGGTGATGTCGATCTGCTTGACCGAGTCACCGGGAACGAGAATCATGACTTTGCGCGGGGTACCAAGCAGTAGGCGCATGAGCCGTTCACGCAGCGTCACATTCTTGGTGGCGACGATTCCGGGGTCGTCAGGGATATGCCGGGCAATATGAAGCTTGAGACTATGTCGAGCCATCGGGCTTACCTTTCTTCCTCATTTGTGGGAGCAGCCCGGTTGGCTTCTCCCTTCACCCCACTGCCGACACCGCTCGAAGTGTTAAATCGGGCCTCCTCAACCGCCTGCCGGATCAGCGGTTTTACCTCTGCCACCAGCTGCGATACCCGAGCACGGGTCAACCCCATATCGCGCGCCACCTGCGCCTGATTGAGCTTGTCGGTTGCAAGCAGACGCGTCATCACCTCACGATGCTGAGGATCCAAACCAGCGATAATGTCACGCATCACCTCGAGATCACAAGCACGCTCGACACTATCCTCGCGTTCGATGACCTGGTCTTCAGCGCTGATACCCGGTGAAGCAGGGTCAAGATCGATCTCGAGCATCTGCTCATACGAAAACGGCTTGTTATTCGGGACGCGGCATCCACGTCGAGGACCGCACCCAGCCCCACACGTACATTTCTTCTTACCCTTGCCGCGATCGGCGCGAACCGCCTGATGCGTGGCCGCTTCTTCTGCGTTCCACAACTCGTCCAGAATCTTCTGCGGTGTGCAGGGCTTAACCTGGTCGAGCGGAACACCAGTAGCGGCGGCGCGTTGCTGCCGGTGGGTTGCGATCATGAGAGCGAACTCGCCAGGGTCAATGTCGAAAGTGTCAGTGATGGACTGATTCTTGTTGTTGTCTGCTTCGTGCTTGAAGGTGACCTTCATCGAAGGATCTCCATTTCTCCGGGAATCCCGGTGATTTGGAGACCTGATCTGTTTGGCTCAGATCACTGGTGAGAACTACTTGGAAGACGACAAAGGCGAGCCACCCCACCCGCCCCTCAGCAAAGAGGTTTGGGTGAGGTGACCCGCCGAGCGCTCCCAGAGCAGGTCTCACTAGTGGTTCATTTGTCTACAACCACAGCCAGCACTCGCTGTGGAGGTCGCTCATCCGCCAGATGAGCTCCCGAACAATCACGCTCAGGCTTCGGAGAACGTCAGTGCCGATGGCCACCAGCACTTCCGCCTCCACCCACCCGGCCCGAACTGTGTCGAAACCGAGTGGGCTGTGTACGGCTACTTGCTGCGCTTAGATGGCTTGGTCTGCGCCAACGCTGACGCGGCAACAGACTTCGAGTCCTTGCCATAACGGCCATCGGTCAGAATCTTCGACGCCTTGGACACCACCTTCGCAGACGTCTGCTTACGGTTCCTTCCCATGTGTTTCACCTCCTTCGCCACGATCAGGGCACCCACCACCAGTTGGTGCGTGTTCATGAGCGTTCGCGCGAGTCGGCGTGCGATAATGAGATGACAGTTGTTCGTCTCGTCGGCTCGTGTTTTGCTCAC